AGCTATATTGAATGACACTCATGCGGGTGTTAAGAATGGTTCAGACGTATTTTTAGATTATTCACAGAGATTCTACGAGAACACATTCTTTCCATACCTACTTGAGAATGACATAAAGAAGATAATTCACCTTGGTGATTATTTCGATCATCGTAAGTTTGTGAATTTCAAAGTTCTTAAAAGGAACTACGATCATTTCATTTCGAAACTTGAAGAGTATGGAATGACGATGGATATCATACCAGGTAACCACGATGTATATTACAAAAACACTAACGAACTCAACTCATTAAACGAAATACTAGGACACTATGACGGCACTATTAATATTTGGAATGACCCTACAACTGTTACTTTTGGTAGCCTTGATATACTTATGCTTCCTTGGATCAGCGTGGATAATTACGAAACTTCCATGGCAGCGATTAAAGAAAGCAAAGCATCAGTTGTCGCAGGGCACCTTGAATTAGCGAACTTCGAAGTCATGCGAGGTGTGACGTCAAAAGACCACGGAATGGATCATAAGATATTCGAAAGATTCGACATGGTTCTATCAGGTCACTACCATGCAAAGAGTCATAGGGATAACATTCATTATCTTGGCACTCAATTACAACTTACATTCTCTGATGCGAATGAAGATAAGTTCTTTCATGTGTTAGATACCGAAACAAGAGAATTGACACCTATCAAAAATAATGATAGTATGTTTCACAGACTGATTTATGATGAAGATTCTAAACCTATTATTGATGATCGCTTTAGTGGTACTTACGTTAAGGTTGTTGTTCTTAATAAAAAAGATCTTTATGGATTTGACAGATGGTTTGATCAATTACAGCGCACTAACCCATTTGAAATTAAAGTTGCGGAATCATTTGAAGAATACCTTGGAGAGAATGTTGAAGATGATTCTGTCAGTACTGCAGACACTCAATCGCTTCTTAACAGTTATATTGATTCGACTGAAACTAATCTGAATAGAAGTGTGTTGAAGAAATTGATGCAAGAACTATATGTTGAAGCGCAAACTCTTGACGAAATATAATGATAACATTTGAGAAACTATCCTATAAGAACTTCCTATCAACTGGAGATACGGAAACAGTAATTGATTTGAATCGATCTTCCGCCACTCTTGTTGTTGGAGCGAATGGCGCAGGAAAGTCCACAATGCTTGATGCGCTATCATTTGCTCTCTTTGGAAAACCTCATCGTAATATCAATAAACCTCAGTTAGTTAATTCTATCAATGGTAAGCAGTGCGAGGTTGAGGTCACATTCAAAGTAGGATCGAATCGATATCGTGTATTTCGTTCTATCAAACCAAATCGATTTCATATCTATCAGAACAATAAGTTACTTAATGAAGAATCTCATTCACGAGATTATCAAAAGGTTCTTGAGAGTAATATTCTCAAATTGAATCACAAGTCTTTTCATCAGGTTGTAGTTCTTGGTTCTAGTTCGTTTATTCCATTCATGCAATTACCTGCTGCCCAGCGCAGAGGTGTTATTGAAGATCTACTTGATATCGGTATCTTTACTAAGATGAACAATCTTACTAAGGAAAGATATTCGAAACTCAAGAATGAATTAGCACAGACTAGCAATAACATCAATATCATTAACGAGAAGATTCTTCTACAGGAGAAGCATATTCGTGAATTGAAGGATATCGATCTGAAGCAATCTCTAAAGAATGAAAAGAAAGTTGAAGAGTTAAAAGCGGAGGTTGCCCTTCTTATTGAGCGCAATAAAGAACTTCAAGACCAGTTTGATGCAGAATGGCCAGATCTAAGTAAAACAATCGATGAATTAAATTTGAAGCTTGGAGATATCTCTACAGAGAAGACGACTCATAATCACGAGATTAAATCACTTGTGAAGCAAGATAAGTTCTTTGAATCAAATGATTGTTGTCCCACTTGCGATCAGACACTCACAGAAGACTTTAAAAACATCAAAAGAAAAGAGATCACAAGTCGTGCATCGGTCATTAAAGAGACCATTACTAAACTTGAAAACGAGGATTTTTCACTTCGGAAATCTCTTGATTCTGCCAATACTTCTAAGAGTTCACTAGACAAGATTCGAACTGATATTCGAATGAACGAAGGAACAATCCACCACTGTGAGTCTCAGATTCATTCTCTTCAATCAAGCGAAGAAGTTAAATCTATTGATACTACTCAGGCAGAACAAGAACTTGAAGAGAATAAGAATGAACTAACTGAGTTGAATAATACAATGCAATCTCAAACTCATGTTCGTTCTTATATCGAAGCCATCTTTGAGTTATTGAAGGACACTGGTATTAAAACAAAGATCATTAAGGAATATCTTCCAGTGATGAACAAGTTGATTAATCAGTATCTTCAGGTTCTTGACTTCTTTGTTTCATTCACACTCGATGATTCCTTTAATGAAACTATTCGTTCTCGGCATCGTGATGACTTCTCTTATTCTTCATTTTCGGAAGGAGAGAAACAAAGAATCGATTTAGCACTTCTCTTCGCTTGGCGACAGATCGCTAAGATGAAGAACTCTGCTAACACGAACCTATTGATTCTTGACGAGACATTCGACTCCTCACTTGATGCCGATGGTGTAGATAACCTCATAAAGATTCTATACACACTTCGTGAAGATTCAAATGTCTTTATTATCTCACACAAGCAGGATCTGTTGGATGGGAAGTTTCCTGCCAAGATTGAATTCGTCAAGCGCAATAACTTCTCGGGTATTAAATAATGAAGTACGATGTATTTAATAATACTCGACACCTTGTAGAGTCGATGTTGGATAAGTCAGATGATTCAAGTGCTAGAACTCTATTTGATGCATATTTCAAGAATGCGCTGATACCTCAATTCTATGACACGTATGGAATTAAGATAAGACTTAATGAGAACTATTCTCAAATAATCAAAGAGTTGGATAAGATTCGACCGAAGTTGTAAGTCATTGATACTCAACAGGTTGTGACATTTTGAGTCAAATATACTCAAGTTTTGTAAGTCATTGATACTCAGCAGGATACACTCCTGTACAAATCCATGGTTTCGTGTTATAATAGACATATAAGATTGAGACAGACCATGAGAAAAAAGAGAAAAGATCGAAACTATGTTATTTACCGTGTGAGCGGAGGTGATGATACCTATATTGGTCTAACCGTCGCTCAGGGTCGAGCCTTTTGGAAGTCAGTCAAGATTCGAGTTCAGAAGCACATCTCTCGTGCCATGAATGAGAACAAGGATTGGACGATGTGCAATTTCCTCCGTGAGACTGAAGAGACCATATACTACGAGGTTCTTGAAGTTGTCCGTGGTCGCAAGAATGCTTACCAAAGAGAACGTGAGTTAATTCGTGAATTGAATCCCTCTTTGAATGATTTCTAAGATGTTGATTATGAATGACTTACGAACTTTTCAAATTTCTAAAAAACAATTTCCTAAACCTTTGACTATCAACGAGATGAATATGTTTACAAAATCCATAAAATAGGATATAATAGACATATAAGATTGAGAATGAAAATTACAGAAACCAAATCCACCCTAGCCCGACTCCTCGCTAAAGAGAATATCAATGTGACATCGACCGCAAAGGCGACCGCTTACTTTGACGTAAAGAATCGGACTCTTGCTCTTCCCAAGTGGAAAGACCGCGGCATCTCAGTTATGGATATGCTGATCGGACACGAAGTCGGTCATGCTCTTTATACTCCAGCTGATGCAATTGAAAAATTTAATGAGAAGTGCCCTGGCACACCCTTTGATGTTTGTAACATCGTTGAGGACATTCGAATTGAACGATTGATTCAGTCGACTTATCCTGGTTTGCCTCGACTCTTTAAAGAGGCTTACAATGAATTGGTCGAGGCTGACTTCTTCGGCATCGGTGACAAGGATGTCACCGAGATGAAGTTTATTGACCGTCTCAACCTCCGAGGCAAGATTGGTATAATTTCCGATATTCCACTCTCTGATGAAGAAGAAGTGATTTTCAAAAAGTGTGTCGATGCTGAAACCTTTGAAGATGTTTTAGAGGTCTGCGCTGAGATTGCTGAGAAAATGAAGAAAGAGCCTGAGCCAGAGAACAATGACTCTGACGAGGACAATGAAGAAACTTCAACTGACGAGGGTTCTGACGATACGAGTGACGAGAATGACTCTGGTGACGAGAATGACTCTGGTGACGAATCCGAGAGTGACGACGGCACAGAAGCCGAGGCTGAGAACTCTGAAGAAGACGAAGAGAACTTCGACAACGATGCTGAGGCAAGCTCTTCTGACATTAAATCTGACGAAGAGGCTGAGGAAGCCGAAGGTGATGAAACCGTCGCCGATGGTGAGAGTGCCGAAGAGGTTAATAAAGAACTCGTTTCTGAAACTCAAGAAAACTTTGATCGCTCTCTAGAGGAAGAAGTTCAAACATCTAAAGAGCTTGGGTATAACACGATGATTCTACCTCGACGGGAATCAGTCTATAAGAACATTTGTGACTATAAGACATTGATTGTCGATCGTGAAAAAGTTGAAGCAACCGTCTCTGCGAATGAATGGTACCCCGAGCATAAAACCAAGGCTGAAGAACTCAGAAAAAAGACTAAGAAGAAAGCTGCAGTTCTAGCTCGTGAATTCGAACGTCGCAAAGCGGCTTATCAATACTCTCGCTCAACCGAAGCTCGGACTGGTGTGATTGATGTGAACAAGCTTCACTCTTACAAGATCACAGATGAGATTTTCTTGAGCAAGTCAATTCTAGCTAACGCAAAGTCCCACGGCATGGTTTTCCTACTGGATTACTCTGGCTCTATGGGTTCAGTGATGAGTGATGTGATCGAACAGACTTTGAATCTAGTTGAATTTTGCCGAATGGTTGGAATTCCCTATGATGTTTATTCATTCACATCGGTATGGCGCCACGGAATTGGCAAGAATGATTATTCTCCTGCACCGAATGAAGTCGACCTGAAAGACACTTTAATTCTTCACCATCTCTCAAGTGAGATGTCTAAGAGTGACTTTAAGAAAGCTTCCGATAACATGTGGTTACAGGTTACCCTTGGTGGAAGTCGCCACTTGGTTTCAGCACCTTACGAATCTCTTGGTGGAACTCCACTGGATAGCACACTCACCGCGATGTTCACAGTTGTTAAAGATTTTATCGCTAAGAATAAGACTCAA